AAATTTATAAGTAAATCCGGGATCAACAGTAATAGGTGTAGATGCTCCATACGTAGAAATCAACGATGGTAGAGCAGTTTTAATTTCCATACCTGTATATGTTACTGTATTAGTTCCACCACTTGATGCTGGTCCAGCAACAGATGATGTTGATGATGTTGATGAAATCAATACAGGATCGGTTGTTGTGATACCAGTAACTGTTGTTTGATAAGCACCATACACCATTGAATATGGAGTAACGTCAGCATCGGTGGCGCCGAAACTAAATGTCTGACTTGCCAGTCTGTTAGTATTCACCCAATAGTCACTATCTGGATTTAAATATAGTTTACCGATGAAACGATAAACGGTCGTTTCAACATTACGAGTTGTTGTTGCATATGGCTGCGATACAGACAAAGTTTCGACATATGGAAGCATCAATAGATTACTTACTCTAACAATATTTGTGTTAGAATATAGTTCATATCCTATTGCTTGCGTATCATAAATTGGTCTAATTGAACCTTCTTTTGGATCATAACAAATGTGATGGTCAGGATTGCTTGTATCGGATGTGACAAAACTAGTGAATGAATCTACGAAGATACCATTTTTAAATCTATCCAGTCCGTTCTCATCAAGAATCTTAAGATCCATTGCAGACTTTTCAAGCAATGAAAGACTTACATAGTTTTCAATGTTGTCCACTCTTTGTTTCAATACACCAATGTCTTTCATAGTAAATCTAACTTGTGCTGTTCTGGCAGATCCGCAAGCCATATCGCCTCTACCAATTGCTTTGGCGAAAGCTGGTGATAGTGAAGGATATGGATTAATTGTTAGTTTTGCAACTGACATTAAATGTGGCGGACATGCAGGTGTTATAGGATTTACATTAGGAACACCCTGAATGATCATAAATTGACCATACTTATTCAAAGTTACAATGTCTTTTCTTGCCAAGTAATAAGAGAAATCGTAACGAATTGTTTCTGAATCTGCAGGAAGTCTTAGGCCTGCAGATTCATATTGTAATGTAGTTGGAACAGCAGGATTTGTTGTTGCTCCTGCTGGTGTTGTAGAATCTGCTGCTGTGTTAGTATAAACTGGTCTAAAGTCCAAAAAGTTCTTTAGATCATATGTGACACCTGTTGTATCGGACTTGTAGATTGGAATTCCAATAGTTGTAATTTCAGTTGCAGAAGGATTCTGATCATTAACTGGATAAGAGTCAACAGAAAAATATCCGACGCCTAGTGTATAATCTGGTTGGAAATAATCAAGACATACTAATAGTCTATCATTTGATGTTAGATATCCAGCTGGTGCGATCAATTGTGCGTGAGTATAGCAATCGTCTCGCTGGCCATTATTAAAAGCAAAATACTTGGTAACATCGGTTCCCTGGGTCGCACTCGAAAATGTTGCGCTAGTATCTTTTCTAACTGACTTAACTCTATAAACATCTGAGAAACCTAGATCATAAGGACCGTTTGTTCCGTTTACAGAACTTGCACAGTTGATAACAACATAACGATCAACCTTAAGAACTTTTCTAACTTCACGAGCCAAGTTTCTTGACATTGTATATGAGACTGTTGCACTCTTAGTTGCTCCCAAAGTCTCATTAAGATCAAACGTCATACTCGTGTCGGTCGTTGTGACCGATCTAGTTCCAGAAACACCTTTACTAGTCAGATCAATCATATCACCAGCAAGATAAACTTTTGTCAAAGTATTGCTGGCAATGGTTGCTGGTAAATTTGTTGTAGTAGTTAGATATGTGTTATTAGATACAGATTCAATAATATATGTAGAACTACTTCCTGACAATGTAATTCTATCACCAGGATTCAAATTGTTAAATGATGTTCCTGATCCTATTAGCGTCTTTGTGCCGCTTCCCCCGATAGCAGTACCAGTCAATGAAATAGATGCAGCATCATTAAGTGTTAGAAATATATCTTTAAGATCAGTATCTCCTAATGTACCTGATCCATATGGAAATGTTTCATTTGCAATTGTTGAAGATAGTGTAAATGTTCCTGAACTTGTTACTGAAACATCTGATGTCTTTTTAAATAAGAATGATGTGTCAATGTTTCCATCTGGACTTCTAATTGTCTTTGTGTGATTAGATCCTGTGTAATACAACATAGGAGTATATGTGTCAACAATGTAAGCATTGTTTGAACTATTTAAAATAACGTCACCACCAATGTCTGCTGTAGTGCTGTTATTATAATACACACTCTTGACACTAGAGAATGCATTTGTGCCAAGCATATTGATGTCAAAGAGATGAACTTTCAATACTCCATTTGGACTACCTAGATAACTATAAACTGTCCCTGCAGGAGGTGTGCTAGATGATATTGATTTAACTCTAGCAGTACCGATTTTCTTACCTGTCTGACTTGCTGCTGATCCACCGCCGGTTGAAATTCTTTTCTGTGGCGTGTCATATAGATCAATAAGTTGACCAGAATTGAGATTCCAGGAACCAACGGCTTCATTGATCTGAATATAGTTTCCTAATTTCGATGTTGATGTTTGATTATTAACATTTGAATATGTGGTTGCTTTTGGTAATGTTAGGAACTCAGTTTTTATCTTATTAACTTCATATCCATGAACATATGCTTTACCCTGTTCGACCTGAACAGAAAGTAGATTAAAGTTACCGCCTTTAGAACTTGTTAAATATCCACCGTTTCCTTGATCTAGATGTTCTTCAATAACTGTGTTAAAGCCTTTTACATAGTAGTCGCCTGATTCATCATAGGTTCTTCTGGCAAGTTCATTCTTAATAACGTTGTATTGTGGTCTCTCGTTAATCTCACTGACAATACCATTGTCAATAGTAAATAGATTAACATAGTCCGGGAACCCAGCATTACTATTTAAATCTAGTCTTGTTAGGATTGGTGTAATCTTAAATCTATCTGCACCTGGTGCTGCATAGTTAGATGACTCTAGAGCAGGGTCTAGAAGTGAACTATCCTTATCAGATGTAACAATCTCTTCGTTTAGAACAAATCCGACTTTACAGGTTGGGTTAATACCATATCTATCTACAACTACAGTTTGTGTATCGTGATGAATGAAGTGCTGTTTGCAGAAACGAACACCCTCTGCTACGGTAAACACAGATCCATATCCTACAGGAATTGTGTTACCAACAATAATTGTTCCTACATTTGATATAAGTGGTTCATTTGCTGTGAACACTGTTTCATCTGTATTAGCATTACCAGCAGTATATGTTACATATAATGTTTTAGGTTTATCTGTACCTTCTGTTCCGTCTAGAACTAGATTAACGTAAGCCTTAACACCAGTAGTCTGACCTGTAATAGTTTGACCTAGAAAACTATTAATGTCTACATCTTCACCAAATGCGTCTTTATCATTGATCTTAACATAGTTTGCTCTGGTGTCAAGTGTAAACTTTCCACCAAGAACCATGCTTCCTTCCATGAACATATGCTGTCCAAATTTCTGGATCTGGTCTTGAAGTATTGACTGAATCTGTGTTAGTTCTCGTGACTGAACGGCAAATCCTGGCTTGAACAAAATCTTATAATAGTTGTTCTTATGATCAAAGTCATCATAATAAGGATTTACATTGAAGTTGGTAGTAACAGAACTTACGTTGGAGTAGAAAAACTCATCGTTAGCATATACTAGGTCGTCAGCCATTTAAATTTGTCCTTTTAGAATTTCAGAATTATTTTGAAGTCCTCAACTTGATCGGAGGATCTTTCTATTGGAATTATGTTATCAATATATAGTAAATTTCCAGTATAGCGTCTCATACCGGGATAAGTTATTGATCCTAAGAATCTAGATGCGGTGCTGGTGATACCATTAACTAGTTCTGATGATGGAACACCTTTTGTATTTGATACTTTAAGTTGATTGTTAGCAGAATCCCATTCAACAACGGTAGCACTAAATGTTGCTGCTGCTAATGATGTACCTTGATATACAATTTCATCTTCAATATATTCAGCAGATGTTCCATTTAATGTGAGTGTCATTAGTTGGTCTACTGCTGTATTAGACATTACTTTTGTGCCATCGTATGTGTAAGGGTCTTCAATTAAGGCAACCTGTCTGTAATCGTTTTCTACTGTCAATACTCCATTTTCTGATGTTTTAATTCGTGTATTGATCAGAAGATTAGAACCACCAAGTTCAACTAATGGATCTGAACCATGTCCTCCACGTGGACTTATAATAGGCTTTGCGATTGCTCCGCTACCGGTAGCAGAAGATAAAGTGACATTTGCATAAGTATAGTTTATACCACGATTTGTCATGATGATAGAGGACACCGTATTTGATACTGTGTTTCTTACAGCAATTGCAGTTGCTTCTTGACCATCACCAACAATAGATACGGTTATATCATTTGCAGTATAACCACTTCCGAAGTTTGTTAAGACTATACTATGAATGCCACCTTGAATAGCACTATTTTGAACCTGCCACTGCAACGAACCGTCATTTACAGTAAGTGACTTTACAGGAATATAATCAGATGTTACGAATCTCAATTGTTCTTCGGCAGACACGGTATACATGTATTTCCAAATATAACCATCTTCGGATTGAACATCTGTTATGGTTGAGATAGATGTTGGTTTAGATGTAGAGTTTGCCCCATAATTATTGGCAATACATTTATAAACGTTCCAATCATCTGTTACAACATAGAACTTTGAAGTATCAGATTTTAAAATTTTAGAGTCTGCTTTGTCATCATAAGCAGCATATACAGTATTTGCTGTCCAATCAAATCTAGGAATAACGTGTCTAATGTCATTACCAGAAACCTTTTTAGCACCTATCATATTGTCCCAGACTTCATAAAAGGTGTTAATGCTTGTGTTGGCCTGAGGAGGAACTGCATCGTCTGGCCATGCTGTTGTTCGTCCAAAAGTCAAATAAACATTAGAAGGTATCGGTTCATTGACCGACTCCTTAAACTGTTTTGCACTATAAACTTGAAGATATTTTGAATGTACCGATGACAAAAATATATTCCTTCTATTTTTTAATATTTATGTAACGTGACATATGCGTGTCCAGTATTGTTAGGTAGAAGATTTGATAGATTACTGCTAACATTGATATCAGTATGCTTGATACTATATTCATTTGTATTGGCAACATTAGTTATAGTATATACGCCATTACTAATCTTAGACACATTACCTGTATCAATAAGAATACCTACAGAATTTCCTAACAATAATCCATGGTTCTGTCTAAACAATGAGACGTTTGCATATCCTCTATAGACAACAACTGTTCCATTCGAGTTCAATACATTAGATGTGTCCATATACATTGTATTAGCATCAATGACAGAAATACTATAAACACCGTTTGAAATATTTGTAGTATCACCACTGGTAAACCACATTCTAACATTATCATTGTTTGTGAAACCATGTGATTGAATCGTCAATATTACGTTAGATGTTTTAACATATGCACTACCATTCTGAGTAATAGGATAAGTTGTGACAACATTAAATGTGTTCTGGGTTACACCTACTGCGGAATATATGGAGTTGACAGCATTTCCTGTGTCACCACTGTAAAATGTTACATATATCAATTCATTGTTGCTAAGACCGTGATTAGTTTTCGTTAGACTTACAATGTTCAAATGGACATTTGCTGATCCGCTATACGATGTTGCATTGCCAATGTCTCCATGAACAACTCTAAGTAATGTTGAGTTAGAAAACAAAACTTGATATCTGGTATTAACAAGAGTTGTGTCGCTTGACAAAAATTTCAAATACACATTGTCATTGGTAATGAGACCTGTGCTATTTGCTAACACTGTTATTACAGGAACTGAAATAGAGACATTTCCATTTGCCTGATAAGGCTTCTTAATAACATCAACAGTTTGTCCTGATAGTCCACCTGTTACAGCAGGATATATTACGATTGTTGATGAATTGGCTTCGGTGTAAACGACTTCGGCTAATGTGCTATTAACATTAACATAGTCACCAACAACAATAGAAATATCAGAATTTTGTGTCCATTGTGACAGTATAATATAGTTGTTAGTTGCTCCTGAACCCGAGGCCGCAGTTAGATTGGAAGTAACAGCGTTTGATGAAACAAAAGTTAGATTTCCATTAACAACAGGAACAACAAAGTAACTGGCGTTTGCCGATCTGATTGTATATAAACCATTAGTAATATTAGCATATGCTGCTGTATGGAATTTCAAATACACATTATCATTTCTAGATAAGTTGTGGTTAGGAGAATATACAATAATACTTGAATTTTGAGTAGAGTATGATGATGCAATATCCGACCTTACATTGTAAGATGCTTCAATAACTTTAGGAGCATATTCGGTTGTAAAGGTATTGACGTTATATGTTCCTGTTAGCGTAACATCATCTAAGATGACTCTATAGTTTGTTAGTAACAATTTATTATTAGGAATCGTAGATGTAGCATTAGATGCGATGTCAATATCATTGAAATCGGTTAGTAGATAATCACCAAACATCTTTGTGCCAGCAGGATGAACAAGATCCCTAATAGCCTTCGAATACTTTCTGGTTGATTCATCTATCTTAATAACGTAAGAGAAGTTTTGATAATAATCTCTGTCTTGCAAGAAGTTAAATGAACTAATAAATCCATCATCGTTTAGGAATCTTCCTGGGAAAGTATATGCACCACTAACGATAGACAATGATGCTTGTGCGCCGCTACCAGATGCAACAGAGTCAAAATCTAAAGTTGGTTCGGTTGTATATCCTACACCACCAGAAAGAAGTCTTAGACTTAAAATTTTACCGAACGTTGCTGCTGAAGCAACTAATGTTTCACCATCACCAATTATGGATCTAGCAACAATGTTAGCACCATTTCCTGTAGATGTTGAAACTGTTATTGCAGGCAGTGTTGATTGTTCATATCCGGATCCACCGATCATGTGTCCTGGCATTTGTCTAAACTTAACTTCTGTGATCATACCATTAGCTGCCACGGCACTGACATTGGCTTTTGCACCGACACCATAACTGCCATAAGGATTAGTGAAAACTAGTTCATCGCCCACTACATAATTAAGACCACCGTCAACAATTTCCATTCTACCTAGAATACCTAGAGAACGAATCACTGTATTTGCTTCCACGTCTATTGATGGACTTGAACTATAACCATCGCCTGTGGTTAGAACAAGGCATGTGGTAACAGGTCCACAATTCGCAAATGTCCAGAATGACATTGAGTTCTGAACCCAATGATTAAGAGGATTGACAATACTACTATTGAGATTGGTATATCTAACGTTATTAATCGCTGTATTTGATTCCAGGCTTATTGTAGATGACACCAAATTATAACTATTAGGATGATACTTTTCAGACAAATCTACGGAGAATACATTACCAGTAGCACCAACTCCGCCGCCGCCAGATATGATCAGATCGTCATCAACTCTAAATCCAGCACCACCTAAACTTACACCAATTGATGATAAAGAACCTTTTGTTGTAGATGATACAATAACCTGAGCACCATTGCCACCACCACCAACAACAGGAATTGTTGTTCCCTCAACATATCCAGTGCCTCCATTTGCTAGACTAATAGCAACTACAGCGCCGGAGAATAGATTTGCGGATAGATACTTAGTTCCTGTCTCCTCTTCAAATAGAGAATATATGGTTTCACCATTGATAAATGATCTATACTCATTTGACAGTTTTAGTTCTGTTACAAGTTGTCCCTTGTCATAATAGACATCAATAGTTTCAACAATCGCCGTAGCACCAGACTGTAGTCCTGTAATTCTCTTATTAATAAAATTGTTATAGGCAATTGTGTTTGATGTATTGTTTACTTGAAGGTCACCTATTCTGACAGACTTTTCGATAAACCACTTACCATCAGAAGCACGTAGAACATCTCTCTTTGGATAATAAAATTCAACTTCTTTGTTAAATAGAATGCGAAGAAGAAATCGCACAGACTTTTCCGTGCCACGTGAACGATAAAAGTCTTTAACATGCTTTAGTATTAATTTCTTATCAGCAAGAATATTTTCTGGAAGTAACTTAATAAAGTTGTCGTATAACTTTTGTAAAAACTCGTCTTCAGCAAGATCAACATTCTTGTATTGATTAAAGTTCTTGGCGACGTTGCCTACTTGATTATTCTGTTCCAGAAATTTATAATAGTCTTCTAGAAAGGTAACAAAGGTCTCATGGTCGTCCTTAACGAACTGCGGTACTTGCGACGATATAAGGTGTGAGGTTTTGTTATTTGATACTGCCATTATGATTCAGCAACTACTTCTATTTGAATACTTTGAAAATTGTTTTCGTCAATTGCAAGTATTCTATTTCTTAGTGGATAGATAATATCGCCATTAGGAACAACATTTATAGATACCACGTTTGTATCATAGAAATCATTACTGCTAACTGCTAGAGGTATTAGCGATGATAGTTGAATTTTTCCTGTATCATAATTTATTGTTCCGGCATTCTGATTAACAACAACTTTCTCACCATTAGTCTTATAATAAAAAGTTCTTAGAATACCATTTCGAGCCTGAAGAACTGGTATACCAGTAGCTTCGCTACCTTCTCCGGTAATACTAATAGTTGCTCTACTGTAGTTTATACCACTATTGGTTACCGTGATTGATTTAACACGACCATCACCAGTGATATCTGCAACCGCAGTCGCTCCTGTTCCGTCTCCAGTAATAGTTACTGTTGGAACTGAATAATAACCAGAACCAGCATTTGTTATTTTTATTAAATCAATACCTGTAAACGAGTTCGGAACTTCTTCAATGAAGACGTTTCTGAAAACGGATGCACTGTCTACGACGGTGTATGATGGAAAAGAATATACTTTTTCAATGAAGTCACCCTTTTTGAGAGCGGCATTAAAGTTAATGGTGTAATTCTTAGTCTGATTGAGTGTTAATGGTAATCTCTTTTGCAAGTAAACAACAATATCAGAACCTGTGATTGATCTTTCAGCGTTCTCAATATAATATTGTAACTTTGATTTCTTAAAGGTTGACTTGAACTTTGCCAACTCATCATCGTTGTATTTCTTGATTGCGTTATTGACAACTGTTCTGATTTCTCCCGCAGTTAAAGATGTTAACGAAGGATTATAAGTTACTCTTCCCTGCACCATTAGAAACACATAATCGGGATCAACAATCTCAGGAAGAATTGTCAATACATTACGCTTCTCAACTAAGTCATTTTTAATTCTTTCTTTCTCTAGATTGGAAAGAACATAATAACCACGAGTCTTTAATGACATATATACTTTGCCATAGACCACAGGATCATTGTCTTCTCCACCCCAGATTGAAACGGAGTCAATGTTGTTATAGTCTTTTGTGATTAGACTTTCATAGTCAGGAACTGTAACTGCACGATTTTGTGCTGTGTAATAGTATGGCGCACGGAAACGAATGTTCTCGACAGTTTCTTTATCTGAACCACCATACGATGTTTCAACTGTATTGACTATGACACTATCTCTATATTCTGGACCACCAATTGGATCAATAAAAGTAAACTTTGAAATGTTATTTGATATAGATCCAACAGTGTCTAGATAAGTGGCAATGACAATGTTACCGTTCTTAGGTTTGTATCCTAGAACATCATCACCAAAGTAAATTGTATAGTTTAACTGATCGTCTTCTTCTAAGAAATAAACCTTAGAGTTAGCAGTAATTGTTGTTAGGTCTTCTGCAAGTGTATAACTGGTTGTGGTTGTGTTTGCAGCAGACTCTTGCACAGTAACAACAAGAGTATCAGTATCAACATTAGCAGATGGAATCTGAAATCTTCTGGATGTATTGTTTGCTGTTACAGCGAACTGCTGAGTAATAACCTCACCTTGCTTAATAAAGACATTAGAGAAGGTAAATGAACCTGCAGACTTATATGCTGTGTTGGAATTTAATGTGACGAATGTAAAGTTTACGCCATTCTTATCTTGACCTAATATTCTAGTGTATTTGTCAAGAGTAATGACATTGGTAACTTGATCTTCAGCAGTAGATGGTGTGACAATAATATTTACTTTAGACAAAGAACCGTGAGCGGAATCCGGAACATAGTTTATGTTCTTGGCATGTGAAAGGATATTATTTCTTACTTGTGCTGTATCTAGAAAAGACTCGTTGGCGGCCATATTTAAATAGTAAGAGTTGTAGTATGTGTTATATGCCAGAACATCTAGCAATACGGCCATACCAGAACCTTCAAAGTCATAGTCTGTAAAAGTAGACTGACTACGAAGAAACTCTTTAAGATTGTTTCTAATACCAAAGAAATCTAAATCTGCAACTTGAAGTGCTGTATTGGAAGTTGCCATAACTTATCTGATCCTTTCGAGGAATATGCTCGTTATTATAGGTTCTTCTCTGTTTTTAATAACGTATTGAAGATTGACACTAAAACCATTTCTATCTAAATCTGCTGATACTCTAACCACAACGTCTTTGACTCTTGGTTCAAACTTTGCTATGACACCCTTGATTTCATCTTCAAGATGATATGCTGTAAATGTATCTACATTTTCAAACAATAATTTTCTTACATTACTACCAATAAATGATCTAAAAGGTCTATCATAATAGTTTGTAAATACCAAATTTCTAATTGATCTTTTAACTGCTTCATTACCTGTCTTAGTCACAACATCGTTTGTTGTTGGGTGACGTAGAAAGTCTAGATCCAAATCTGAGTAGTCGGGTTTTCTATTTACAAATACTAGGCTAGCCATTGAAATTCCTTTTGAGTATTTATGCTAGATTATCAATAGATGATTTATCGGATGCAACTGCCTGTGGTGGTTTTGTTCCCTTTGAGTTGCCTTGTTTTTTCTGTGCTTCTTCACCTTGATCAGGATTAGATGTGCCACTGGCCATATAAATCATCTGACCAACATCTTTGTGATAGTTACCAGAGTCGGCCTTAACATGAATATCACCGCTCTGAGAATTAATACTAATATTACCATTCTTGGCAATGATGTTTGCTGCTTCTTGTGCAATCATATGCATTGCTCCAGACTCGGATAGAAATTTAATAGCATCTTTAATCTTTGCTTCAAATGTTCCATCTTTGGCAGCAAAGTGAAAGTTTCCCTTTTCAACATTACCAGTGATATCACCTTCATTAGCAAACAGATTAAGACCAGAACCACCGCCAAGATGCATTTGATCGCCATGTGATACTGCGGTAAAAGAATCCTTAGACGCCATCGCAACAGCACCCTGTGCATTCAATACAGAAGATCCTTCTAACTTTTTGGTTTCATTCTTTGCTTGTGTGTCGATGTTACCACGAACATTTCTGTTTAGATTTTCTGCTGTCAGGTTCATATCACCAGTGGCAGTCAGATTGTAATTGCCATGAACAGTTTTATTAAAATCTCCATAGACCATCAATGATCCGTCACCTTTAACAGTAAGATCATTTGCGCCTGTCACGGTTAATCTGTTCTGACCAAACACGAGATTATACATTGAGTTATGAGCAACAATCTGAATAGCACCATTTGGTTGAAACTGCATTGCTGATCCGCTTCTCGCCTGAAAGGTCATGCTTTCCCAACCTTCAGAATCGTCAACCACAATGTTGTGTCCTGATCTAGTATGCAATACCCATGCTTGATTTGGATATGTGCCTGCACCCTTTTCACGACGACTATCTTTAGGACCTTTCCACTTTTCTGGAGTCTTCTTTTTATCTTGTTCTAAGTTTTTATCAGACTTTCTAGTTGTCATCACTATTCCTATGTAAAGTTGGACGGATTAAGAGGATTACCCCCTTTTAGAGTGTCCTCAGCAAACTTCCAAAGTTTCTGAGCAGTATCACTTTGATTTAGTTTTTCAGTCATCTTCTTGGACTCTTTTTCATTGTTAGGTCCTAATCTTTTAAACATATCTTGCATGATGCCAGAAGACTTGCCAAACATATTGCCAATGCCACCTCCGCCTCCTCCACCGCCGCCACCACCAGCTGGCGAACCACCTGCACTTGGACTTGAAGATGGAGAAGAAAGACTTTGAGAAAAACTGTTTGATATATTAGCATTGGCATATTGAAGTGAAAATTCACCAGTCGCAGATATCGTTGTGTTGGCATTGCCCCATGGTGTTTCTGTTTCTATTACAACGTCAGGAATCTTTTCTAAACCAAATAGACTTTCATCATACTGCAATCTATGTAAAGCAACAAATAAATCTTCAAGTGTAGTTACTTGACTAAGAAGTTCCTCGGCATTTTTTAAATATGTTTCAGAGTGGACTCTATTAGATGTTGGAAAAGAAGCGACTGAAGATTCCGCATCACCTTGAACAAGAACAGACATGCTTCCCATAGCATCATACATTTCAGGACTTACATTTGTCTTAATGCGATCCATTGGTGTTTCTTGAAAACCAACAGAGAAGTTTCCTTGTCCTGCTGTAGCGCCTGCTCCTGCACCTGCGCCTGCGCCTGCTCCTGCACCTCCTCCACCGCCCATGCC